GGCCAAGGTAGTTGTGCTTGCCAGAAGTGTGTTGGCCAAAGCCGCTCTCTAAACAGCATTGAGCCGCCACAAGCTCTGGGAATCGCGCCCCGTGCTTGCGAGCAAGCTGAAAACACTCATCCCAGAACTCTTTGCTTGTGGCCACTGGCTTCAGCCCTTCACGCGGAAGATAGCCTTAAGACCAGTGAGGAGCAATTGAATGAGGTTGTTCTCCTTCCAAGGAGTGTGTTGAATCACTTGATCGAGAGCAGCAATGACAATGCCGCCAACAACGAACCACTCGACGCCAGTCATGATCGTAAAGAAAGTTTCTTAAAGCCTAGCGTCCAATTTCAAGCGAACGCACCCTTGTTTCCAAGCCCTTAATATTTTCTGTGAGTTGATCAAGCTTCTCTGCAATATTCTCCACTTGCGTGGTGATCTTCACTTGCTGCTGGCCAATACTCATCATCATGCCACCAGTGGCGAGCAGCATGCCAGCAGTAATGCTCACGGCCAAATGCGCTAGTTGTTCCTGCCAGGCATTCATTGCATGCAAGCTTTTTGTCCATTCTAAACAATTCCCACGCCGTTGTTTTTCTGGGTAGGCTTAAGGCAAGACAACTTATTTCGCCATGGGGAAAGGAAATGAGGCCGACTTTCTTCTTTATTCCCTTTGTGAATTACGCCCTGGAGAAGCTAAGCGTCGTTTCCGAAAAAGTATTTTTGAAGACTACTTCCTGCGAGGCCCATTTGGTCACTGTGCCTGTGCCTATTGCGGCAAGTGGACGGAAAATCTGACCATCGACCACATTGTTCCCAAGAGCAAAGGCGGTCCGCATTTTTCAAAATGGAACAGCGCTCCTGCTTGCCTGTCCTGCAATGCGAGCAAGGGGAGCTTGCCAGTGTTTGAATGGTGGCGACCACAGAAGTTTTGGACGTCAGAGCGGGAAGAGAAGCTTCTTGCGTGGGTGCATGCTCATAGCTTCATCAGTGCTCATACAGACATTGGAGAATGGGAGCAATGGATGGAGCAAACGCAGCGAATCGTGCCAGTGCATGATGAAAAGCAAAAGGCGGCTTTGTGGCCGCCTTTGTCGCAATTAAAGCTTGCTAGTTAATTGGCTCGAACAGCTCTGAAGGACCTTGCCTGACGGAGGGCATGGGACAAAAGCCGTCTGTGCATTCCTCTTCTAAGCCCAAGCTTTCTCGCATGATGGCTAGCACTTTCGTCGCCGTGTCATTGGCCTTCACTTCTTCTGTCTCGACCATGGCAATTAAGCGATCCAGGTACCACTGAGCCTTTTTGAGGTCTTGAGCGCCATTTTTCATTTCATAGCGCCAAACGTATTTCAAAATGTTGCCCTTGAGCATGCCCTTGAAGGCTTCTCCGCTCATGGAAGCTTCGATGGCTTCGATGGCTTCGATGGCGCCGCTGGCATAGTGCGACGGGCTGTTCACGGGATCGTGCATGATCAGAATTGGTAGTTGTTGGTTTCAAAAGCCGCAAAGGCTTCAGGAGCGATGGGGCGAGCAAGCTCTAGCAAAGCCTCGGCATAGGCCACGATTTCATACTGAGCGCCCTTGCCAATGCGAAGGCTGATGAAATGCAGCAAAGCCTGCAGCGAGCATGTCCAGACAAAACTGGTGTACATGGCAGGAGGCAGAATAGCTCGAGCCTGCTCCTTGCTCACTCCCATTGCAATCAGCTCCTCATAGGCCGCCTTGGCCGTCGCTACGCCCTGCACGTAGAAAAGCCTGGCCCTTGACTGTGCGCTGGTGCTAACGGGGCCTGCAGACGCTTGACGGTTGCTCTCCGCTTGTCCCAGGAACTGGTCAGGCATGTAAAACTGAGCATCTTCTGCTGAGCAATAGCGAAAGCTCTTTTCGTTCCAGCCAAGTTGATCGTCAACATAAGTAGAGGCAACAGTGTGCTTCCACCATTGACGAGCAACAAATAAAGGCGCTTTCACCTGCCACTTGAACACCACGCCACGAAATGGGCTTGTGTGGTGCTCACGAGCAAGATAGTTGAGAAGCTTTTCGTCCTTCTCATCCCATTGCTCTTTTCTGTTATCAAAGCTTTGACGGGCATCATTTACCACGGACAAACTATTGCCCATGGAGTCGATGAGAGCTACGAGGCTCTTGCCGTCTTTAAGGGGATCAATGGAAGGGAAATTAGTCATTGGAGGTGCGATCAGTGCCAGTCATCAGGCGGAAGGTAAAAGCAAGGAGCCACCATTGCCAAAAGCCGAGCGCAAAGGTCGGGAAAAGAATGGCGGCGCAAAGGCTGAGCATCCATGCACGCAGGCAAGTGATCAAAAATGCGCTGATGCTTAAACCAACAAGGCGTCCAAGCTTTGTGGCCGTGTCGTCAGAGACAGTCATTGAGGAATGAAGGCGATGGGGCGGATGCGTTGAATTGCCACTGTACTAGAGACGAGAGTATCCTTTCGCTCCCAGGCGACCACTGCCGCTTTTCTTCCATTGCTTTTAACAAAACCTTGGAAGATGCCGAAGAGGCTTGTCGGCACCATACCAGCCCCTGTGAGGGTGACCAGTACCACTCGCTCTCCAATGGTCCATGCATAGTTCTTGGGCAACTGCGGCAGTCTATGCTTTCTGCTCAGTGGGCGCAAGACTTTCTGGCAGTCCGAACCTTCTTTTTCGGCATTCCTACCATCATCCACTGCCTTGACAAAACTCTTGCGACCATCATGTTGCTTTAGCCTAAAGACAACAAAGGAGGGCGAATGCATGAGCTTTTGTATTCCAGTGGAGATGGTCTACAATGGTCAGATCAAGCGGGGCATTATGGGACCGTTCGAGCATTCAGCAGAGCGTCAGTTTGCTTTAACAGTAAACAAACGAGCCATTGACGAATGCTCAAGCTTGGATCAGTTGAAGCCAGTAGCAAAGAATTTGCTTGAAGGGTGGTCCACCATGAATACGGCCCTGCAAAGCATGATGCTGGAAAACATTCAACTTCGTCAGGCGCTAGCCAAGAAAGAGCTTGATTTACGGGCAGCGGATGAGCTCATGAACGAGGCCGCTGAGATTGTGCAACAATATGCGAAGCAATCAAAGAAAGCCAAGTCGAGTCTTTGGCCATGGTAGAAGTTAGAAGAAAGATCGTCCAGCCGCTTGTGTACGCGAGATTATATTTTTTGCAATCGCGCTCATAACCAGAGCCAGTGACGTGGCGGCCACGACTGTAAACGCCACCTTGGATTTCGATGCCAGTGCGAGAGAGGGGATGAGCAAAGTCAAGGCGATACCGTTTCGATCGTTTGCTGCGGGAATAGCGCTCTTGAAAATCTTTTTCCCACGCATCAATATCAGAAAATTCTCTTTCAAGAATTAACTTTGGGAAATGCGCTTGCCAAAGGCTGAGAAACTGATCTTCAAGAGCGCTCAATGCCTACACGGCAGCTAGCTGTACTTTAGCCCCTTGGTTCTGGTAGTGGCCGGAATAAGCCTCTTCCACGGCACCATCGAGCTGGTAAAGCATCACCTGCACAATTCCTTCGTTCGCATAGATGCGAGCGGGAAATGCCGTGGGATTGGCAATGTGCATGGTGAGATGGCCGGCCCAGCCAGGTTCAATGGGCGTCACGTTGATGATGATGCCACAGCGAGCGTAGGTGGACTTTCCATCGCATAGCCCCATGATGGACGGAGGCATGGAAATCAATTCCAGGCTCACGCCAAGGCCAAAGCTATGGGGAGGCAGGACGAACCAACTTCCATGGGGACCATGATTCAGACAAGCTTCATAGCCAGTGATTGGCATGAGCTTAGGGTCAAGCGTTGGCTTGCTTTTCCCTTTGCAGTCTTTCCCATCAAAAATCAGGAACTGGTCAGGCGACAGGCGAATGTCATAACCTGCCTGGGAAAGGCCATACGAGATGGCCTTGGTTCCACAGTCAAGCGATCGTCGCTTTTCGCCTACGAAAGGAAGGAAGATGTCCAGCTCTGCGAGCTTGGCAATTTCCTTGTCGTAGAGCAGGCTCATGGCTCAGAAAAGGTCGTCAGAGCCGCCTTCACGATTGTCCCAAAGACTGGCATAGCCTTTGGCGCCTTCCTTCTGGCCTTTCACCTTGACAGAGCCAGTGAAGCCAGGAGCACGGTCGGAAGTCTTGCGCTCGTTCGGCCAGACAGCCATGTCGAGAGAATAGTTGCCGCGCTCGTTGGGGCCTGCTTCCTTAAGGGCCTTCAGAACGTCAACCGTGAGGTCGATAGCAGCAGTGATTGGAGGCTTTCCAGCCATGGTGTTTCTCCTGAGGAGTGATGGAGCCCTTTGTGGGCCCGCCAATCTTACCCCCTATCCATGGTGAGCGCAAATGCCTTGCCTCCTGGGTAGTGGTCTTTGAAATATCTCTTAACAGTGTCTGCCGTGATGCGCTGCTGGTTGATCAGTTCAAAGCCATCAAGGTGGACGAGCTGCAATGACGGCTCGCTTTCTTCGTTTTCGGGGTCGTAGCAGGCAATAACGCACCATGCCTCATCAATGGGTTGCTGGTACATTTGCTCTACTGCCATGGAATAGGCGCCTAGCTGCCGCTTGTAGTCGGCCAGTTGGTAGTCAGGTTTCTCCTTGTAGCTGGTCTTCCAATCGACCAGAGCAATGGCGCCGCCGGTCATTTGCGCCACCATGTCGAGCGTGCCTGAATAGCCAATGCCAAGGTCAGCGTCATACCAGGCCACGGCACTCTCCACTAGCAGCGGCTCTTGAATGCCCTCCAGGAATGGCTCTACTGCTTCAAAGTAGGGACGCCAGTCGGGAGCTTTGTCAAGGTGGTGCTCAATATCTTCCCCATCGAAATGATCTTCCAGCACACCGTGCATCCAGGTGCCACGATTGGCTGCAAGACGAGTGCGGCGATTGGCTTCATCAGCTCCCACACGCTTGCGCCAGTTAATTAGGGCCATCACCTTGGCCACAGGAGCCATGGCTGAAAGGAAGGTGGTCACTGAGGGCAGGACGATGCCTTCTGGCACGTTCGGAAAGCCTAAGCACTGATAGTGGCGGCGATTGTTTAAACTGATTCGGTTTGGCTCAAAACGCTGCATTTTGCTGCTCATTTTTCGGCTCTATCAGAAATAGACTCCATTTGTATTTCTTCGAGCATTGTACCACTTTGCAATTTTTTGCCAAGCACATGCCGGCTCAGGTTTAATTCTCTGGCCCATGCAGCAAGAGTTTGCGTTCTACTTTGTAGAGATAATAATTTTGAATTGCGCCTGTTCTGTGCCTGCTCAATAGGAGTCGACCATTTGCAGTTTTCTGGGCAGTAATCACCATCAGTGTCGATGCGATCTAAGGATGTACCCAGTGGGCGTTCTCCCATGTCGGCAAGAAATCGCAAGAACCCGCCCTCCATCCATTCATCGCAAATTTTTATTCCCCTTTTTCCGTAGTTGCAATAGGCAGGATTGTTGGGATTTAAAACACGCCCCTTCATTGATGTAAAGGTCGTATACGTACGATCCCTTGTGCCTTCTTTGCTCGTCTTGCGCCCGTGAGTTTTTCTCATGGTCCTGACATAGCATCCACAGGAAACGGCGTCGCCATTTCGCAGGTACTGGCCTCGTATCCTTTTGATTGTTCCGCAATCACATTTACACATCCAAGTGGAGGCACCTTTAAGGCTTGGAGCACGCTCTAGTACGACCAACATCCCAATCCTTTGACCTGTCAAGTTGTAAGTACCAGCCAAAATATCTTCCTTGAAAGCTTTAAGCTTAACATGCCTTTTTCCATTGAGGCTGATGCGCCTTGGTTCAAAGCGTTCAAAAGAAAGCATAGTGGCCTGCAGGCAAAGGTCTAGACAAGCCACTGTACCGTCAACGACTAGGAATGCAATAGCCGCCAGAGCTGTAGTAGCCAAGCGGGCAGGAGCCGTTTTTGATGATGGGCTGATTGCAAGCTGCAGCAGCGATGGGCAAAAAGCAGAAGAAGAGGAGAACGATTTTCATGGTCGGGGAAACGAAAGGCTTACTTTGGGATGGTCGATGATCGCGCCAGTGTTACGGTCCCAAGTGGTGCCGCAGTCTGGGCATTGATAGGCAAAGCCACGGTCTGTCTCCCACGACGACAGGAGAATCACGCGGCTGAACCATTTGGAGCCGCCAAATAAATGACGGCTTTCTTCTGGAATCGGCTGGTCGTGCCAGAGACTGCCGCATTCAGGGCAATGTTGCAGCTCATCAAAACGAGTCATCACAAAATCCTCTTAGGTCGATCGGCTCAAGAAGATGATTAACTTTGACGCGCTGAGTCATCCCGTCAAACTTGCGTTCATACCAGCGCCAAGAGCCTAGCCTGTTGACTGGACCCATCAAACTGTAGTGGCCAAGCACTGATGGCCATTCAAACCCTTGAACCCTAACCTGGATGACTGCGTCAATCACGGGGCATTGTCTCCAGTTTGTCAAAGGCACAGCGGACTAAGTCGCTCACCTCGGAAGACAAGCGTCCATCAGCAACAGCGGTGTCGATGGCAAGCAGCGCCTGCTCTCTTAGGCTTGGTTTCTTAGGACGGCGGGCGACGCGGAGCTGTGCTCCCTTAGGTGCCAGAAGATACTCGTCAAGCCACTTACAACAGGCTTCCAGCTCTTGGTCAGCGCCAAGGCGAGACGCTAGCGATGCGATGGCAGACGCCTCTGCGATTGATACAGTAAGTCCGTTATCAATGATCCATTTTTTAATTATTGCCAATGATGGAGGGTTGATGGGATGAGAATGATTCATGGCGTTCATCGAGAGGATTTCCGTCTTCGTCGCAGGCAATCAGGCCCGCAAAACTTCTTGCGAGCCTGGCTGCTGCTCTATCTACTTTTTTCCCTCCACATATGCCTTAACCCATTCAATGGCAGCATCAGCTCCATCAAGACAAGCGGCACGCAGGCAATCAATTTCTTTTGCCATTGCCACCTTTGTAATCTTGATGCCTTCTTCCTTTGTCCATGAAGTGACCATGGTGCTGATGACATTGGCAAACATTTCAGCATCCTGAATGTCTTCGCCTTTTGCCAAGCCAAGGGCCTGCAGCGCATTCTTGCCCAGCATCAGGCTTGCACGCTCATCAGCTTTGCCGAGAGGATTGGCTTTGCAGAAGCTAAGAAGCGCTCCTTTGCCATCGAACTCACTGGCTCCATTAGAGGCAGAAGTCCCATCGCCTCCAGATGCTGCAGCAGGCTCTGCAGCCTTTTGTTCCTTCGCGACAGTCCGCGCTTCAGGCTTCGGGCTTTCCTGTTGGAGCGGGAGCCTGGACGTTGTTTCTTCATCGGCTTTAGGAATGTCTTCACCTGCATAAAGCTTGAGGCCAAGGCCGGTGAAGGTGGCAATGCACTTAACACTGGCACGTTGGATGTTGTCGCTCACTTGGCGAGCATCCAGCTCCTTCACTGCGTTGTGCTTGTTGTCCATCACGGGGAACACCAGCGCAGGAGTGCGTCTAATGCCGTCCGTCAAATAAGGACGCAGCAGCCAGCAGCCATCTCGGCCAAATACTGGCCAGCCAGATTCCTTTTCTTCAAAGGCAACGAACACGCCAGGAAATTGTTCGTTGAGGTAGCGGAAGGCAAAAGGCCAAGACAGGTAGGACAGCCCTTTGTAGTTCTTCTCAACGTGATCGCCAATGGGAAGCTCATAAGCTTTCTTAAAGGCTTCAGGAGAAATGTCAAGGGGCGAAAAATGGCCAAGCATGCGCTCAGTGAGCAAGGCTTCGTTCACGGCAGTCACGGGAAGAGTCATGGAAGCAAAACTAGCAGGGTCGTAGGAGAGGAAGGAGTGGTTCATTTAACAATGGACGAGTCGAGCTTGTAATGATTGTCATAGAAAATGACAAGCTTCTTGGGCTTTTCGCCTTCGTAAGTGGTCAGGCTTGTACCAGGAAGAGGCCAATCTTCTACAATTCGCACATCGCTAATGCCTTCAGTGGAAGCCTCTTCATAACCCTCATCAATAGCCGTTTCTTCAAAGCAGAGAAGAATGGGCATGTCGGGGCCATGCTGGGCTTCAGCCTTGGCAAGGATTTCGCGCAGTTCGGAAACATTCATTTGTCGTTGTAAAAGATGGTGAGGAATTTGTCGTCGAGAGTGGAAGAGCG